TGCAAACGTTTTATGCTATCTTGGATTGCTTTATCATTAAATTTATAATCTATTTGCATATTACTTAAATCTGTTTTATATTTTTACTATGTCGTGTACGGATAATGGTAATTCGACATAAGCGCCTAGCGCCACATGTTTATGCGGGTTCGACCCCCGCCGCGACTAACGCCTCCCAACTTACTGTGTTTCCATCCATCCGGAGGCGTTTTAAATATTCCCTTTGAGCACTTTGTACAGTTTACCCGAGACACTTTTTTGCAAATCTATTACACTGGCTTTGTAAACATTAATCATGACATCCAGCACATCTTTTTGACCTTTGAGATGATATGGCGCATTAATAACTATTTTCATTGTGTCACTACCCTTAGCTATATAAAGCAGGTTATTTTTTTGCACATCCCACAAAATCGCTTGCGCATTAACAATTAGCTTTGGTAATGATTGATAATCTTTTAACGTTAATTTAACGCCTGTTTTCTCGTGCTTTAAACTGTCAGAATGCAATATACTTTTTTCACTCACAGCAAACAATCTTGCAGGCTCTATACCCGATATCTCTTTAACTTTTTCTGCTACATCGTCAGCCATAAAGCCCAACGGCTGAATAGCATTACTTGCTCGGCGAGTTGTTAACACATTACCAACCCATTCAGCAAATGCGTCCTGTCGAGCTGGCTCATTATTTAATGATTGAATCACTTGTTGTCGCAGCTTTCTGTTTTGTAGTGTCGTGAGTTTTTTTGCGATATTAATATCTGAGCCCATAGCAGCAGAGCCAACATTACCAGACCAGCCCGCATCGGTTTTCATAGTTTCATTACCTGATTTATAGCACGTTACCTCGGACTCATAAACCTCACCAGTGGCATTGTCTACACCCGTTTCAACGTTATAAGTATCGAGTTTGCCTGTGCTAGATTCAACTTTTAACCCCTCACGCTTAACTTGCGATTTTGTTAACGCACGAACACGGCAGCGGCAACCCCATCCGTTAGGCGGGTAGAGCTTTTGCCAGATCGGATCGTTATATCGAAAAACTTTTAAATGTAACGCTGCGTGAGCCGCCCGCGTTCTGTTATCCATAGTTGCGACATACTGCCAATAAGGGTGTGTTTCGCCACTAGCAAGCTGCTGCTGATAACGTCCTGCTTGATAAGCCGTTGCGAGGTTGGTTCGATAAATGGTGCTTAGACGCCTTGGACTACCAAGTTGCACCTCTTTAGCGTTGCCACTACTATCAACATTAATCTGCTTACCCCACCAGCCGAGCTTTTCAAGCACTGGTTTAAGGTTCTTTTTAAACTCTCGCTCTGTTGTTCCCGCTGCTAGTGCTTTGTCGAGTTCAAGCTGGATAGATTCAAGCACATCAAGTGAAGTTGCTTTAGCGACTGTGAATGCTTGAGCGTGTGCTTGTGTTGACATCTCTTGCCAGTTCCAAGTGATTTTATAACCTTTTGAGCGAAAATAATCGACGGCCAGCTTAGGCTCTAGTTTCATTGCATAGCCTAAATCAATATCAGGCATTTAATTGTCCCCATAATTGAGCGACAAAGATGCCACGAGCAATCATATCTTGAAGCTGTTCGCTATCTAAATCACTATATAATTCCTCAATTTTAGATTTGGCTGTTGCCAAATCGTTTTGCATAATAATATCAACGATTGGCTGCAAAATCGGGTCGATTGTCTGCTGCCATTCTGCACCCGTAATCACAGCGGGCGCAGCTGTTAAAGGATCTACTTGCTGAGAGCCAGCACTTAATGCAGCAAAGCCTTTTGGATGTTTAGCGCTCAAAAAAGCGGATGCAACTGGTTCTGTTTTCAATATTTCATCATCATCTTGCGCCTCTGGTATTTGCAGTTTTTCGTGTGCCCATGAGCGCGGTATTTTCATACCGATATTGACTAACGCAGGCAATGCACTGGCATACATCGTAATATCTTCTGCTTGTGTGATATCAAACTCAAAACGAGGATGCCGACGCGGGCTTGAGAATGAAATACCATTTAAGCTATAAAGTGGCACAATTAAATCGCGGGTAATTGTTGCTGCTAACTGCTTAGCGTCACTATGACAAACCTCGTCACGCACTTCGTTATGTACATTACCTAGTGCGTTAGTACTAGTCGCACCGTCCGCTTGGCTGGTAAGTGTACCACCTAAGATCGCTTTAGATTGCGCTCTCTCCATTAAGTCATTCATAGCCAAAAACGGATCTGATGTACCATTCGCTGCAGATTGAAAATCAATAGCCATACCGCTGGGTATAATGCCTCCAGCATTATGCCCGATTGACATGACTGCCTTTAACAGTGTTTTCTTTTCCTCTTCCGTAGCTCCGCTAGGATAGCTACCCAATCGAATCGGTATGCCGTAGATTTCAAGAAATTCAGCGAGGTCTCTGACTGAATAATTTTTAAAAATAAACGGCCATATCAGTGTACGTACTAGCCCCGTGCGGGCTAAATACCCAGATTTCGAGCGTGAAATATGCTTGACCCAATTAAATGGTTGTAACTCAACACCCTCATAACTGCCGTCAGACAGCCGTAACTCGTTACGATTATTTGGGTTAACCTGAAATGTACTTGGATCAATCCACTCGATACCCGATGGCACAATTAAATTATCCGCTTGTTCCCAACCAGTGAACTCCTGACATGAAAAACCTTTTAAGATTGCATCTGTACCATCAAAAATAAAATCATCAAACCATGTAAACGAGTCAAGCACCTCGTTAAGCATTTCAGTATCACGCTGTTCTTCTTTGGACGGGTTGAGTGGTGGCATAACACTAAAACTTAAACGCTGCACAGCTCGCCTGCGTTTTGCTAATTCAGACAGTATGTGCGTGTCTTTTTCTTCCATGTCTTCAGCCAACATACACTGAGCCATAATGTTGCCTTGTTCAGCTTCCTTGAGAATAACAGCCGCTTGAAATGGCGTTAATCCGCTTGATGGGTGCTCACTAAATCGCTGCTGGATTTGAATAATACGCGCATCGCTTTTTGTTTGTTGTTCACCCGGCAAATCGTTTTTAGTTACTTTTATCATTTCATTCATTACCAACACCCCCTCTCATAATTTTTACGGTCGCCATTATCTTCATCATGATTGTATTTTTCGTGCTTTGACGGCAACGCGATAAACTCAGCCATAAACCCCTCTAGGTAACTCGCACGAACAGCCATAATGTATGCAACGCAGCTATCACCGTGACGCTTCTTGCCGTCTTGCCCCTTATCTCGCGACTTATCAATTTTTGGCACACCGCGAATTATCTGTAAATGGCGCTGGTCAACAATGATGTCTTCGTCTTTCGGTATTTCGATAAAGCCAGATTCATATAATGCTTTATATTTCGGCGACCATTCGCGATAAAAATTCTCTGTAGTGTGCACAGCATCAACCATTGATTGACCGTACCTTAACAATAAAGCTTCGCCTAGATAGCCCCCGTTACCCGTAGCATCTATTGCGATGCCGATCATCCTTGGCGTGTTGTCAATAATCAAAAAAGCAAGTTCACGTTGCTGATTGTAAGGTACATCATGCAGTTCTATTGTTAACCGCATCTTACGAGTTGTGCTTTGTTCAATACTTTCGATTGCAATTGTTGACCTGTCACCATTTCGCGCGAAATCTTGGCCGTAAGCATGACGGGTTTCTTTATCTAACTCATTAAGCACTGGCTTAATTTTTTCATTAAAAAACGTGGTAATTTCAGTGGTTCGAGCAGGTTCTGTCCAAAGCATGTGACCCTTTGGCATTTCGTAACGTATAACTTTATGCTCAGCTCTGGTGGCGTTATCAATAAGGACAC